TCTCTTACTGCTATGACTGCACTCATAGGATCTATGTTAAAGTCCATACCAATGTAGACCACATCTGGGATGGGTTTGTCCCAACTCTTTATATTGTGGGCACGGTCAAAGCCATAATAGATACGGCCTGCAAATGTTTCAAAGGTGGCTAGATATTCTTGTCTAAAGGTGCGTTCATCTAGATCCTGCTTGGCAGCTTCTATTTCTTCTTGTGGCACACGACCACCGTCAATGGTGGTAAAAGAATATGATTGCCAGTTTGCATTGTCTATAGAGTTCTGATATATTTCATAAGCCCAATTGCCAATGCCCTTGGGTGTGCCAATGAAAAGAGCACGACCCTGTTTGTCAGATAAAGTAGGACGAAGAGTTTCATACCAAGCTTCTGGATCAATGTCTGCAAACTCGTCAAGCACAATAAAGTCAAGACCAACACCGCGTAGGCTATCATAATTATCAGCTCCCTTGAGACTGATAACACTGCCATTGCGAAGTTGAAGAGTGAGTTCTGTTTCATTTGCTTTCTTTACCCAGTTGAGATCTTGTAGTTTGTTCTTGAGTTTACGCCACACAATCTGTTTGGCCATCTTGTAAGAAGGGGCCACATACCAACATTCTTTGTTAGGTTCTTTAGCGTGATAGCAGAGCTCTCTAATACTCAGGTGAGTTTTTCCGTAGCGGCGGCCCGCTATAACGCACCTAAAGCGAGTTTGATCATCAGCTACCTGCTGTTGCGTCTTACTTAAAGGCATTGTAGGCTTGACCTAGTATGGTCAGCGTGATTATTATTGTGAGAGTTATGATAACATCTCTGTCCCAGACCAAGCCTGTCAGCCAAGGACGAAGCCAAAGGTAGTTGGCTATGATTAATGCCAAGACAAGATGTTGTTGTTCTAGTGTCACTCAAATAATGCATCAAAGTTGTTTTCGCTCTTGTTGTATTCTTCTATTCTTCGCTTGCTTATTTCTATATAAGCAGGGTCTAACTCACAGCCTATGTATTCGTGATCTAATGCCACTGCGGCACAGCCTGTTGATCCAGAACCGTTGAAAGGATCCAACACTATGCCGCCTGGTGGTGTAATTAACTTGATTAGATACTTCATTAGTTCAATGGGTTTTACTGTGGGGTGATTGTTTTCAACACTATCATCTATGTGTCTTTCACTACGGCTCACCTTGGGACAGTAAAAATACTTTTGATATGGTTCTGCTATCTCACCTAGAACATTAGAGGGAAAGCGTCCCAGTTCGTTGGTTTCAACTTTAACAAACTCTCCCTTTTCATAACTGTCTACCTGTAGAGTATGTCCACTCCAGGCTGCTGTGGGCACCTTGTGATCAATGCTGGCTTTGTCTTTGTCATTAGCATAGGGAATTCTAGTGGCATCAATATTTAGAGCACCTACACGCCAAGTTTCCATATTTGCTTTGATGCTGGTTTTACTTGGTTTGCGGGCCAATGCAATTGGTTCGTGTGCAGGTTTTAAACCTCCGTTCTTCCAACCTTCAAAGCCTTTTACTGCCTGTGCTTTGGGAAATCCGCTAGAATAGATCCACATAATCTGATCTCGTATCTCAAACCCTGCTTGTTCTAGTGTGACAGCAAGATGATGATAGGTGCGGGCCGCTGAAAACGCCAGTATGTGTCCACCTGGCTTCAACACTCTTAAACATTCTTGATAGGTCTCAAGTGCCCCAGTGTTGGCATCCCACGCTTTGCCCAGGAAGTCAATGCCATAAGGTGGGTCTGTAACTATGGCATCTATTGAGTTATCTGGCAGCGTTTTAAGGGTATCTCTGTTATCACCCTCAAGTATTTGATATTTCATTCATCGTTCCAAGGTAGGGCCTGTTGGTCGCCACTGTTACCAGGATTGTCTGATTGTCCTAGATACTGCTTGCCCAACCATATCAACAAGGTGGCATTGCCAGCCAGTGCTGTTTGTAATTGCACGGCTCTGAGTCTGCGTTTCATCCCTGCACGGGCTTTTGTAAGATAATCGCAAAAGTTGTAGTTTAGGGTGTCTTCCTTGATCATAAACCACTCTGCTATCTCTTTGTTATTACAGCCTAGTTCTGCTAATTTGTAGACTTCATCTGGGGGGACCACACGCTTTTCTCTGCCTACTATGAGACCCTGTTTGGTGACTTCCCCCCACTTGGGATCCTTGCGTTGAGGATACTCCCACTTGGGAAATTTAGTTAGATCTTGATGCGGCTCTTCAACCTTGTCTTGTGCTTTTGGCTGTGGCGGTCGTGCGGTGATGGCACCGCTGTCAATGATTGTATTCATAGCAATATTTATTGTCGTGCTATAAATCTAGTGTGTTTATTGAGTTTTTTGTGCTCTTAAGATGTTTACTTCATTGCGAAGTAGATCAACCTGCAGTCTAGTGCTTTTGACTAGATCTATTAGTTGACGATGTTGTTCAACTAGATCATTCATTAAATTTTGATTGTTGTTATGCCCAACAATCAATTGTCCAATGTTGTGTTTGGCTATCTGTAGTTCTTGATATGGGTCCCAGCCCGTGTTGTGAAAGTCATTCATTATTCAAAGGAGAACAAGAGTTCTTTGGGTGTAGGCTCTGGCACAGGCTCACGATCTTTTGCTGTGTATTGAACAGTGGGTTGACCAGTGATATCATTGATAAAGTCCTTGATGTTCATCCAGGCACGGAATACAGCCTTGTTGCCATTCTTCTGATCTTTTCTATACAAGGGCTTGCCAAATGCCAAACGCTTGTGTATGTCAGCGGTGCCTTCATCTAGGCGATACCAGCGGCGGTATTCAGTTTCATACTGTATTTTCAGTGCAGGTTGGATGTCAACCCAATCCCACCAGTCTTGTTCAGTCATTGTGCCAAATATGTGCTGCCAGAACTCTTCATCATCGTGTAGCTCACCTTTGAGGCGATCCCAGTGATAGTTGGTAATCTCTACATAATCTAGAATGTTTTGTAGTTTTTGATCATATGTTCTTTTTGCCATTTCAATATCCTCTATACTCTCTTTGTCTTTTTAAATATTCATATCTGCGGGTTACCATTACATTGCTTAACTCCCAGGCTCCTTGATGATCTTCTCGCATCATTACATATTCATCTCTGCCTCTGCCACGAAACTGCCAAACACCTTGCCAAAGTCGTTGGTAGTCTTCAAATGACAACAGCCATACTTCATTGCGGAAATTGGCCTGTGCTTTGGCTCGTTGCCAGGCAATGTTCTGCTGGTGCGGTAATTCTCCCTGTATTTTCCAGGTGTGTGGTCTGAGTCCTGATCTTGGCATAGTGTTATTTATTCTGGTGCCTAAATAATCAGTCATTTCCTGGAGCCAGATAGTCAACTGAGTCTTGAATCCATTTCTGTATTTCTTGTTGGCGTGTTTCAGTACACCACACATAACCTCTTTCCTGGGGCAAACGCCAATGTAGTAGTTCAGGGCCCCAACCACCTTTAAACACAATTTCATTGAAGTAGCGTGTTTGATTGAAAAAGTCTAGGCGGGGGTTTTTAGGCACCCACTTGATAATTTCATTGTACTGTGCAAGTTCGCTGTGTTCGTACCAATCTAGTACTGGTCGCCATTCTAATTCAATTCTTTGTGTAGCCAACTCGTGCACCTTGATTATTGTATATGTAGGTCTTGCCCCCACCTGCTCCACAGAAGCTGGGATAGCGGCCGCCATTGTTTTGGCTTTGGCAGGGGTCTTGTGTGTTTAGATAGTGTGCATACAGTTCAAAAGGTGCGGCACACCCTGTAAGTGTTACTGCTACAAAAAGTATTAGAATTCGCATTGCCATTATCCTTAAAGTTCCCCCGTTTCGCGGACCACTACGGGGGGAAGTGGTAGAACAGGTAAAGGGCCCGTCCGCGTCACAACGACAAGGAGTCACTCTGTCGTTGAAGTTGTTCACGCCAAAATCGTTCTTGGCGTTTGTAATTGAGATATTGGGTGTGTGCTTGAATACGACGAGCACGATAATGTTCCATATTGGCCTGCAATGCCGCGGCACTTAGTTTGGGTTTAGGATCAATGTTCTGCACAACCACACCCTTCTGGGCCTGCTAGTTCTACTAGTTGTTCTAGTTCAACTGTTTTTTGTACCCAATCTTCTGCCCAATCTTCTGCTAGTTGTTCAGAGGCAAAAGGTTTAGTTTCTGCTTCGTGGCCGCAACAAAAACAATAGACAACATAATCTTGTTCTGGTAAACGCTGAAATAGATGAGCTGTCCTGGTGCTTTCAACATACTCACTTAAAAATACTCTATTACCCATTTTGTTTCTCCTTTTGCAGTTCTCGTCTTGCTTTAATTTTATTTATAGCCTCTTGTTTTCTTAGTTCGTGTTTGCGGGCTTCTTCAAGATTGAGTCTGCGAATCTGTTCCATCATTGTTTCGTTGGTGTTCATCACATATACTCTTTCATAAAACGCCAAACCCAATCTTGGGGTATTGTCTTGAATGCTTGTTCTCTGAGTTCTTTAGGCGGCTCAGTTTCTAACCAAGCAATAAACTCTTCATATGTGTTAAATTTCATACTGCTGACTTTCTGTATGTTAAAAATATAGTATAGCGTATGCTGTATTTATTGTCTACCTCAAATTTCACCAATCTAGGCCTTGCCTAAAATATGCGACTTATGGCAACGCACTGATATTTGGGCATTATACCAATTGTCACTTTCTAGCACACCATTGTAAAATTGTTCTTTGGCTTCCCAATATGAGCATTCTGCTTTGGAGTAGCACAAGCGAATGATCTCTCGTGAGAACTGATCTTTGCCCTGTAGCTCAATGTCTTTGGTTAGAGCTTCACTTGATCCATAATAAGTTAGCCAATCACTATCCACTTTTGATTTGATTTTCTTCTTCACTCGTTTGCCATTCTTCAGTGTCATCATCTTGTATCGTGTCTTTGAGAACTTTGCCAACTTCTTACCAATATACTTTTTGTCATTTATCAAGTTAGTAATTAGATACACAAAGCCAACTACATCATCAGGAAGAGCCGTAACCTCTTTATTATTGTAAATCCACATAGACTTAGTCCTTACTATTAAAGATGTCTTACAGACATCAACTCATTTCGCTTCCGCTCACTCGTATGTCGCTTCGCTTTCTTCTTTCAGAAACACATAATGATCTATTGAGATACTTTATGTAGATTGTTTCAGTCAGACGGAACCGTTTTCAGCGGCACCGTCTATCTTTAT